CTTCCACAAACATATCATGAAAGTCATCATCAATAAAAGTATCACCAGCAGGATCCACAAGTTGATATGCTCCTCTGGTTTTTTCCTGGTAGTCAAAGGCAACATCTCTATAAGTCTTACCCACAACATCAAGCGCTCTCGCAGTGTTTCTAAGTGATCCTGTTGCACCCAATAGGTGTTGATCAGGAAGTTTTAACTCATCTAGTGACCTAATTTTCTTTATTTCATCAATAACACCTTCACTAGAATCATCCAAAGGACTCCATCTATATGATCTGAGCTGTGGTTCTGATTCTAATAACTCATTTTGATCATTAATTAACTTTTCAATATTGTGAAAATAGTATCCATTTATAGTTTCATAAAATAAAAACATACTACCACCAAATGTAAAATCATGAGCTCTTCTACCACACATATCAATAGCACCAAAAGGANTTCTTCCTGGTATAATAAAAGAGTTTATAACTTGTTGTGTATCATGTACTTCAATTGTTCTTTTATCAAATGGTGTTAGTGGTGTATTCTTAAAAAATTCTTGCTTTGGACTTTTAGTTATATATCTGTCCCATATAGACTCTACTGTCTTAGAATATGTTTTATTGAATGATTGATTAACACTAGTGTATGAATCTATTAAAGATTCTTTTGTTACACATTCCAATGTCATCAAAACACTTTGACCTTGTGTAGACAACTCAGCATTTTTTGCTGATCGTACATAAAATTGAAGATTTATTGGTCTATCGTTTGCATGATCATTACGAGCTGTAAGTATAACAAACTCTTGGCCAAGAATGCCTTTCTTATTGAACCTTGTTAGCATTCCTGTAGCTTCACTGATAGTGAGTGTGAGAGTAATAGAACTCTCAAACAAACTTTGGGTCAAGACTGCTGATACAATCTTAGTAAATAATTCTACTGGTCCAGCTTTAATACTTCCATCTTTATTTAATGTAACAAGATGTAAGTTATCAATAACTAGATTNCCTAGTTTAGCCATTCTTCTTCTTCGTCAGTNTAAGGCCACATTAAAATAACCTATCCAATTGGGTTAGAACTCTACTCACCATACTTGGTGGTACTAATTTTATGTGTCTTTTGTTGTCGTTAACTCTCTCAAAATAACTATATGCAGAGACTCCTGTGAAGTCTCCAGCTGTTATTTCACTATAAAATCCTGCATGATTGTATGTATCTGTTGATATAGTAATATCTTTTGTTTGATGTTCATAGAACAATATAGTTGATTGGCTAGTAGCTACTGATCCATACTTTGCTTCCATATGTTTTTCAAACTCTCTTGTAGAAAGAGGCCACTCATAATATGGATCAAGTTGTACGTTTGGTAATAACACCAACCAAGATAGAGATGAATCATCATATGCAAAGAATGATACGGTGTCTGGTCTTTCGCCATCTTGGATTTCATAATTGTTCAATCCAAATTGACTTGGTATCAACTCTATAAGTTTATATCCTTTTGTGATATCTCTTATAGTTTGATTCTGGAATGTTGTCAATGGAAGTTTATTAAGTGCCATTAGCCCACCGATCCTTGTAAACCTTGGGACTTAACAATCCTAGCTGCGTTACTTGCACCTTCGCTTAAATTTAATCCATTATCAGGATAGTCAGTTGACAACCATATAGAAGTTTCTTGTAAGCTAATTGATAGTCCTATACCAGCAGGATGTCCGTTCTCTAAGAATGCAGGTCCTTGTGGTGTATAATCAACACTAACATCTGTAACAAATGCAGGTTTAAAATTTATATGACTTTGATTACCATTTAGTGTATGGATACGGCAATGTGCTTCTTTAGGATATTTTAAAGTTAATCCAAGAGAACCATCTCCTGTTTTTGGTAATATATCTGATTTCAAAGAATTGATCATTTTCTCAATGGTAAGAGTCTCTTCAGCTGATTGTGGCCATAGTTGCCAATCAAAAGTATAATTTTTTAGTTTTACTCCTTTGAAGAAAGCTGTTACATGAGGATTTGGTACTTGACCAAGTATTGCTCCAGCTACGGCACCAACTCTATTGTTGGTTCCTACTATAGATTGTACAGCTCCAATTGCGTCTGCTGGTTTAGCATTAGATAATGTTTTTGCTCCTTCACCAACTGCTCTACCTAAAATTCTTCCTGCCTCTTCCACAGTAGTAGCAGCACCTAATTTTTGAGCTATTTCATCTACTTTTCCAGCTAGCTTACCACCAATTGCACCAAGTTCCATAGTGCTGTAATCAACTCCTTGGGTATCTTTCATACTAGTTGGTACAGGCAAAAAATAATTTCGTCCTACTTTTCTTAAAACTGTTTGATTACCACTACCAGAAATTTGATCAGGGACACCACTAGTGGCACCTCCTTGACCCTTAGAAGCATACTCAAACTCAACCATTGCCATTTGAAAACAATAATCAGCAGACAAGTCTGACGGGAATGTGAAGCCTTGATCAGTTTGGGAGAAGCCAGCTTTCTTTGCAGCCATCAATTGATTCTGTGTTCTGGCTCTACTTTGAACACCAACAGGGTCTCTGGATCCTCCAGCTCCTTGTAATATATTGGTCATCTAAATATTCCTATGAGTTATAAAGGCAAATTCCGTCCAACAAATCCACATAAATATAACGGAGACCCCACTAACATTATTTATAGAAGTTCGTGGGAACTCAAACTTATGATCTATTTAGATGAACATTCTGACATCGTTAAGTGGGCTAGTGAAGAGTTTTGCATACCATACAAAAGTCCAATAGATGGTAAAAGACACAGATACTATCCAGATTTCTGGATAAAGAAAAAGAACGGAAGATGTGTAATTATTGAAGTTAAGCCAGCAGCTCAAACGAAACCACCAGATCCTAAGAAAAAGAATAACACAAAGTCAGGAAGACCAAGTAGAAGATATCTTAACGAAGTAAAAACATACGGTATAAACGAAGCTAAGTGGAAGGCTGCTTATGCTTACTGTAGAGATAGGAAATGGGAGTTTAAGATAATGACCGAGAAAGATTTAGGTGTCTGATGGCAAACAAATTAAACGAAGGTAGTGAATTTACTATACCATTAAAGAATCTTATAGCNATGATTGCTNTAACAGGTATTGCAGTGTGGGGATACTTTGGAATTGAAGAAAGGCTGTCAATGTTGGAACACAATACGCAGATGATGGCAGTAGAGATTGAAGAGAATGATAACTGGATTGATAACTTTAAACCACCAGAAGCTGTACAAGAAACAGTTAAGTCTGTTAGAGAATTAGAAAAGAAGATGGATATCATGCGTACTGAATTGGAATATCTTAAAGCTAGCGTATATCAATAATGGCAAGTTATATATTTCAAGATTTGTTGTCTAAAGCTCCAATGAGTATCAGGAACAATGTTGCTGATGCAAGATCATGGATGCAAGATAATGTGACAACTGTAACTACAAATAGGATTCTAACTGGTGATAGACAAAGACAAACTGATAGTGTACAGCCAGGCCGTATGTATATGTTTAATTATGATCCAAAAACAAAAGATAAACTACCATACTACGATAGATTTCCATTAGTCTTTCCATTTGATAGTGCTCCAGGAGGATTCATGGGATTAAATCTACATTATCTTCCTCCTCTAGCTAGAGCTAAGTTGATGGATGGTTTGTGGCCACTTATTGACAATGAAAACATGACTCCTGGCAGTAGATTGAAAATAAGTTACCAAACACTCAAAAGAGCATCACGTTTAAGATACTTCAAGCCTTGTGTAAAAAGGTATCTAAATAATCATGTAAAGTCTCGTTTTGTAACGGTATACCCTGAAGAATGGAATATTGCTGTGTTTTTACCAACAGAACGGTTTGCAAAAGCAAGCAAAGCTTCAGTATACGCAGATTCAATTGGTAAGTACTAAATGGCAATAACAGATTTAATTAACAGGATAGGAACTGGCATTAGTCAGTTTGAAGGCTTTCTTGGCATTGGTGCTGATGGAGGCCAACAAACATTCAACGTAGGTAAGATACGTTCTGATATAAACTCAATGGGCGGTCTAGCTAGACCTCCTCTATTCCTTGCTACAGTCAATCCACCTAGAGCATTAGTAGGAGCAGGACCACAGCCACTACTTTGTAGCTCAGCAACATTACCAGGCAAGCAAATCATACCTGTTGATCACAAAAGATTAGGATACGGTACGTTAGATAGAAGGGTATCTGGTGCAGTTAATCCAGATGTCAGCTTAACATTTTTTGTTGGAACAAATGGAGAGCCATTAACATACTTCAACTCGTGGCTTGATAACATATTTTACACTGACGCAAGAAATGGTGGTGAAGGAAGCAGTCCAGGAGGAACACCAACATTCAACATACGTTTCAGGTCTGAATACATTTCCACAGTACAAATTGCTTGGTTTGATGATGCGCAACAAAGATTTTTGGAATACACATTACACGAATGCTTTCCAATGCAAATAGGTGATGTATCACTAGCTTGGGCTGAGAATGATTCGTTTGCATCAGTAGCAGTTAACTTTACATATAGATATTATACACTAAACACTATTGAGACAGCAGTACCAGGTAGTGGTAGAGGTTTCTTGGGACTTTTGAAGAATGGTTTAGGAGTAGTATCAAGATTAAACAATAGTAGATTTCAAGGATTTGGAATCAATGATCTACTGAATCCAAACTTGAGTAATGCTTCTCGAGTTGGACTAGCATTAGGAGCTGTGAACAGCACGTTCAAGTTATTTTAATATGGAGGATACACTATGGGGTTACCAATTATTCAACACCCTACTTTTGGATTGACAATACCGTCGACGAAAGAAGAAATTAGATACAGACCATTCTTGGTCAAAGAAGAAAAGATTCTATTGGTTGCACAACAAACAGGACAACCAGATGAGTTTATAAAAGCTATGATACAAGTACTTAACAATTGTACGATGGATTATAGTGTTGATAAGCTAGCAAGTTTTGATATTGAATATATGTTTTTGAAACTCAGAGCTAGCAGCGTTTCCACTCTTGCAAAGATACAAGTTTGGGATGATGAGACAGAAGACT